GAATGGTAAATACAAAGTGTTCATTGACCCATACATGGCAAATGGTGACGCAAGTCAGTTCGCTGTGATTGGTTACAAGGGTGAAGGTCTGGGTAAAGCTGGTCTGTTCTATTGCCCATATGTTCCATTGACAAAACACAATGCAATCGACCCAACAACTTTCCAACCAAAGATTGCGTTCAAGACACGTTATGCTCTCGCAGGTAACCCAATGAACGGCAACAACCATGCTAATGCAACTCCAGCATTCACATTGGCTGCCAAGTCTAGTGCATTCTTTAGATTGATGAAGATTGCAAACATTGCGTAAGCAATGCATTGCGTAAGCAATGAAGTAGTAAAAGAAAAGCCCACTTCGGTGGGCTTTTTAACGGGTATAAATAAAAACATGAAAACATATATTATTACAGGTTGCACAAGTGGTCTAGGTCTAGAAATGACATTGTTGTTACTCGCAAGAGGTGATAAAGTCATTTGTATGAATCGAAGAAAAATAACCAAACTTAATCACCCAAATTGCAGACAAATTCTAGGCATTGATTGCACATTGATTGATGCAATACAAGAATTTGATGGTAGAGTTGACACTTTAATACTCAATGCATCCCCCAATCTTTCTGGTTACACGTTAAATGAAGCAGAAAGTGAAATTGATGAAGCATTGGATACAATTGTAAAAATGCATTTGAAGTTGTTCAATGTTGTTAAGAAGTACATGCACAACAAAAGCACTGTTGTAGGTGTCAGTTCAAGGTTGGGCAGCATAACCAGGGAATATACTGGTGCAAATGTACATCTAGAACGACCGCAAGCATACAAAATTGCAAAAGCTGCATTCAACATGTTACTAAATATCATTGCTAGTGAAAGTGGGTTTAAATGCCATGTAATTCACCCAGGATATTTGAATACAAAAATGGGTGGAACAGATGGAACATCACCTAATGTAGCTGCATACAATTTGATTAGATATATTGATAATCCTCACCGCTATTGTGAATTTAAAAATTTGGAAACTAAAGAGGTTATACCATGGTAAAAAATGAACATTCGTCAAATGTGATGACCATCAAAAATGCATCAGAGCCTCGTATGTTTAAGAATATACTAATCATTGATAATGCAGTAAATTCTGATTGGTGTGACCATTTAATAAAAAAATATGAAGATACCCCTATAGAGCATTACACTGCAAGAGTTGGGTCTATTGATGGAACAGACAAAGAAGTTGTACATTTGACAAAGTTGTACGTTGCATATGCAAATGATTCATGGGATGCTGAAAAAGGCAACATGGAAAAACTTATGCTTGATGCTTTGACATTGTATAAAATGAACTTGAGATATTCAATTCTAAGTTGTGGATTGCCTACAACTGATATTGAAGTTGAGTTACCAACCATCAAGAAATACATACCCAATTCTGATGATATGATTGGACCTCATTCTGATACATACATGCGTGGTTGGGATAAAGAGAACAAATTGAAAGTGTGGAAAGGTGATAGATTCTTAAACATTCTTTTCTACTTAAATGATGTTGAAGAAGGTGGAGAAACTGAATTCTACTTCGATGATTGTACTGTAAGAGTTCCACCAAAGAAGGGTAGAATTGTCATATTCCCTCCACTATGGACTCATATTCATGCCGGATTAGCACCTAAAAGTGGAAATAAATATATTTGCAATGGTCATCTCAGAGCATCATTCACTGAGAATGAATACAATAGCTCATATGGTGAATATCAATAATGGTTACTTCTAATCTTCTGGATACAAATTCTGTTGGTTCTGCTTCTATGCAGAATGGTGACTTTCTTACGTTTGATGGTCTTGTAAAGAACAAATTCGCTGTTGTAATTCCAAACTTTCAGAATGTTTCATTCTTCATGCAAACATTTGAACTTCCATCTGTGAATGTAAGAGAAATTGCATTAAACACTCCAATAGTTGATTACAACGAAATTGGTGAAAAATTAAAATTTGAACCTTTCAACATCACATTCATTGTTGATAAGTATGCTAGAAATTGGACTCAATGTTTCAATTGGATGAAGGAAATGACTGCTCAGGGTTCTAATGTTGGAAGAACAGAAGATGTTGTTCTAATGTTAGATGGAAAAGAATTTATTCGATTCTATGGATGTTGGCCTACAATGTTATCTGGAATTGAATTAGATTCAACCATTCAAGATGTTCAATACATAAAAGCAACATTAACTCTTAATTACGATTACTTTGAAATAATCAATCAATTTGCAACAACAGACTCTGTATATAATTGATTGGTTAATAATTAAAAGACAACATCATATCATTCAGGTACTGTTCAATTTTACATGGGTTGTCAAGTATGTCAAGTCGACTTTACTCCCATTTTCAACCTTGACACTTCTGCATCAAGTTGATATACTTTTAATATGTTAAACAGGTGATACTTATGGATAATCCAACCCCTTCAATTGAAAATATTCTATCAGAATGGAAGAAAGACGCTATCATTGATGAAGCTCTTCTATCTAAAGAAATTCTCAAAACACCCATGCTTCATGGTAAATATTTGGAATATTATTGCTATTTCAAACGAAAGCTAGCTCAAGCAGAATCAAAATATAACAAAATGGCATGGTTAAAACGAAAGTATTTTCGCGGAGAATTTGATGCAAATGACTTAAAGAAACATGGTTGGTCTCAATGGAATTCACTCAAACCATCTTCTGCTGAATTGAATCAACTTTTGGAATTCGATTCTGATATGAACGATTTGAAGCATGTTATATCAGAGTTCAAAACTGCTGTTTCTGGTTGTGAATATATCATGGGACAACTCAAATCACGTGAATATTCACTAAAAACAGTGTTTGAATATCAAAAATATTTAAGTGGCAATTGACATGGCTGACATACAAATTTCAAAGAAAAATGAAAGTTTCATAAACATAGACTGTGAATTAGGTATTCTTTTCGAGTTGAAAGAGCACTTCACTTTCTATGTTGACGGGTATAAACACATGCCCAAATACAAAGCTGGCGTGTGGGACGGTTCTATATGTCTTTTAGACACAAGATTTGGAACTTTACCGGCTGGTTTATATGATGAATTGGTTGAGCTAGCAACTAAGCTAGGGTATTCCATTGAAAATAAACCCACTCAATATGGGACACCAAATGAAAAAGATGATGCTACATATCAGGAGGTAGAAAACTTCATTTTGGGGTTAAATATCCATAGTAAAAACAATAAGTTAGATATACGAAAATATCAAATTGATGCCGTTTACAACTGTATAAAAAACAATAGACAGTTGAGTATTACCCCAACCGGTGGTGGAAAATCACTCCTCGCTTATGCATTGTATCGTTGGTATCTTGAACATGGTTCATCTCATTTCATGTTGCTAGTTCCAAACTTGTCCTTAGTTAAGCAGATGTATGCTGATTTTAAAGATTACAGCTCTCATAATGGATTTGATGTTGAAGCGAATACTCAAATTGTTGCAGAAGGTTCATCAAAACAATTGAATAAGTCATTGGTATTGGCAACTTGGCAATCTACATACAAAATGCCATCAAAGTGGTTCAATCAATTAGATGTGATTCTAATGGATGAAGCGCATCAAGCAAAGGCTGATAGTATCAAGGGAATTTTTGAAAAAGCAACTGAAGTTAAATATCGTTTTGGAATAACAGGTTCTCTTGATAAATCAGCAACTAACAAAATGGTTCTTAAAGGTGCTGTTGGTGAAATATCCAAAGTTAAATCAACACGTGATTTGATAAATGATGGTCATCTTAGTGACGTAAAGATAAAATGTGTTATTCTTAAATACAACAAAGACTCGAGTAAAATGATGAAAGGAGTTGATTATCAGCATGAAATCGACTTCATTTGTCAACATGAGCGAAGAAATGAGTTTATTGCTAAATTGGCATTGCAACAAAAAGGCGCAACTTTAGTTTTATTCAATTATGTAGAAAAACACGGAGAACCATTGTATGAGAAAATCAAGGAACTTGCATCGACGCAGACAGTGCATTTTGTTGCAGGCAAAGTCGACGCAGATGAACGAGAAGAAATCAGAAATCACATACAAAATGCAACTGGAGACTCCATCACTGTTGCATCAGTTGGAACAATGTCGACGGGTACGAATATACCCAGACTCAACAACATCATATTCGCAACACCAACAAAATCTGTTGTACGAGTCATGCAATCACTGGGAAGAGGCTTGAGAAAAGCAGAAGGTAAAGAATACTTGCAATTGTTTGATATTGTTGATAATATAGTACCATCGAAGACAAAACCTAATCATACCATGAGACATTTTGTTGAACGATTGCGTCTTTACACAGAAGAACAGCACAATTATAAAATCGTAGAGGTCAATATTGAGTAATGTTGTTGTAATGAGATTGATTGATGGAAATACAGTGTTGACAGATGCATTGTTTGATACTAACACTCAATCTTGGATATGTCATTACCCAATGGTTGTTGACACAGTTAGAATAAAAGGTGGTGAGGCTACAACAGCATTTCCTTATTTTCCTGGTTGTAAAAGTCACACAATATCACTCAGTAATTCTTTTGTGATTTATACATTAGAAGCTGCTTCTTTTTATAAGAAGCTATTTGGGACTGCAATTATGAAATATGCTATTCAAGATATGATTCTTGACTATGGTGGTGAGTTGACAGATTATCATAAAACAAGTCTACAAGCATTTGAGATTGACATTCTTTCCAAATATGGTATGATTGAACATTCGTCAGATGACGAAGACAACAAAAAACAAATTGACATGA